TCACCGCTGTAGATCAGCGTAATGACAGCACGATCAACGTTGGCCACGAGATCGACGGCTTGGCCGACGATGTTGGTTCCGTTTTGCGCGATGGTCACAGGGTAGAGAACAAAACAGCCCTCTGAATCTGCGATAGTTACGAATTCACCAGCCGTAGGGCTGGCGGGCAAAGTCAGCGTGAAAGATGCTGCGCTGCTGTCCACCAGATAGCGTTTGTTCGCTTCGAGTGTTGCTGCAGTGTTGAGCACTGACCACTGAGCAGGCGCCGCTTCGACGAACTGTTTTGTGGCTGCGTGCAGTGCTGAGGTGGGATCAGCTGCAAGCGTGAGGCTGCCGGTCAGCGTTCCGCCTGACAGCTCAAGCCTTGCGGCTAGGGCTGCAGTAACGGTGGCGGCAAAGTTGGCATCATCGCCCAGGGCGTCTGACAGCTCGTTTAATGTGTCGAGCTGAGAGGCTGAGCCATCGACAAGGTTGTTGATGGCTGTGTTGATTGCGGCGGTAACGTCAGCAGTGCTGACGGTTGCGGCCATGTCAGAATCAATCGCCTCTAGTGCGTCCCGCAGGCGGACAACGTCCGCCGCGAGCAAGTTTGAGGGATAGGGAAGCGGATAGTTTTGATTTGGTGTGCGTGTGTCAGTTGTCATGAGTTCAGACCAGTACAGCTCGGAGTTTGCGGACTAAGGGCCGGCCTGCGGCCGATCCGGTGAGGGTCAGTTTGACCTTTGTGGCCGACAGACCAGTGATCCCGGTGTCTTCATAGACATATTCAACCCAGCCATCACCAACGGGGTTGGCGCTCGAAAGGTTGAGAGTCTGAAACCCGCTGTTGTCGTATTGCGGGGTCACTGCTGCGCCTGCCTCAAGCTTGGCCTCATAAACGACTCGCATCGTTGAAGCGCCAGCGGTCACGTTGAACTCTCGGCCTACATAGGTTCCGATCGTGTCGAGGGTGCCAGGAAGGCTCAGAACTCCGGGATAAAGGATCGGCGACTCTTTCGCTGTTCCCTCAAGAACTGCCTGCACTTGCAGAGTGTCGCTGATGCTTGCCTCAAGTGGAATGGCCTGCTCTGGGGCAAGGTTGAACACCTCTCCAGTGCTTCGCGTATAGCGGAAGCTCACGCGCGTCTGATCGCCTGGGACATCGACCGGAGCTGTTACCAGCAAGTCGGTCATGTTTGTGACTGTCAGAGCGCCCAGGTTGATTGTCCGACTCGTCGCAGAGAACTCAGCCACATTCAGAGTGAACTTAAGATCTTTGTCGTTGTGGACAGTCCAGCTGGAAGCGTTGGAGCTGCTAAGCAGAACACCGATGGTGTAAGGCTGTGCGCTCACCCACTGATTAGCGGTCGAATCGTATTTGCCCAGCTCTGCGGTTTTCAGAGAGTGGGTGCCGTCATCAGTGAGGAATACGAGCCAGTATTCCTGATTAGCGTTTAGGTAGATCGGGAACGGGAAGGTGATACGAGTAGCACCTGAAGCGTTCAAAGCGGATGCTTTGACCCGAACCTGTGTCAGTGCCTGACGCTCTGGTACTCCGTTGTCTGACTCGCGCAGCTGCACCATCAGATCTTGAGTGCCGATGTCTTCCAGGAAGACATCCACAGATGTAAGGTGACGATCCTCGTCAAGGCTGAAAGACTGCGCCAAAGGATCCCAACCCCACCAGAAGGGGGGCTGCCACCAGAACGTGGTGGTGGTGGTGGTGATTTGCTCGAAGCGGCGTGAAATCAGCGTTCCTTGGCCGGTGTAGGTCGCAGCGCCGAAGCTGCCCTGCACACCGTGGAAGCGGACCTCTTTAGAACCGGCAGGGATGCCAGAAGGAACGGTGAACGTGCCTGTGACCTCTCCGGCGCTGTCGGCCGTTTCGCCGTTGTTGCCTAGGTCTTGGCCGTCAAACTCGATGCGGTCTAGCGCCTCGTTTGCGTCGAAACCTTCGACAACAAAGCTGACATCGCGAACGCGCAGGCTGTCGATGTCGGCTTTTTCTTCGCTGACCAGATTGGTGACGGTGCTTGTCGAAGAGCTCGACCTGTTGCCCCAGCCAGAGGTAAAGCTCTGAGTGCTAAAGGTGGTTTGATCGTCGTTGACGATCCACAGATCGATTGCCGGGTCGAGACTGACCACGGCGGGCACTGGGTCAAAATTGCCATAAGGGTTCACTTTCATGAATCCCGTTGACAGGCTCTGAGTCACGGCGGGAACTTCCGCATAAGGAAGTAGCTCGAACGCGGTGTTATTTTGCGCGGGCCTGACCGGCGAACCGTTCACAGCCAGTTGCAGCTCTTCGCTGACGATCACTGCATCTTGTGCAACGCCTACATCGCGCAGATCGCCATCGATGAATGGATCAGTAAAGAGACCGAACTTTGCGGTCGGCTCGCGAGACGAGATGTCACGCTGCAGCCTTTCGTCTGCCACCAGTTCGTAAAGGTCAACAATCGCCTCCTTCATCTGGCGCTGTTCGCGCATGGAAGTAACTTTAATTCCGTCGTTATCTACGAGCGGAGTGCTGTAAGACTTCCAGTCTTGGTAGTATTGAGCGATGCCAAGCTGATCAGCTGGAATCTGCGGCGGCTGTGCATTGAATGCAGTCGAGGTGCCGCGCACTCGGTGGTAGTAACCGGCAGCGTCAAGAACGATCCGATCAATCCGGGGCATCTTCCAGTTGTAGTCAATTAAGACAAGGGAACTAGCGACGGCGCCGGTCACATCGAACGTTCCCGCATCAGGATCAATCGCTGCAGGGGAAACGCTGGTGAGGTATTGATAAGTCACGTCATAGGTTGAACCCGGTGCAGGCTCAGCGCCTGAGGGAGTCCAGTCGACCTGATCAGCTGTCAGGTTGTAGTCATTGCCAGCGGCAAAAGTTGTTCCACTTTGGGAAACGCTGATGATCTGCAGAACTGAAGTATCTGGCAGGATGTCCAGGGCGCCAGTGAAGGAACCGTGAGTGAGAGTGACTGTTTTCTCTTCAGTGATCACGACATCCTGAATTGCATTCAGGGGAGTCCGGTTGAGAGAAAGCGTCTGAGTTGTTGCGCCAGTTGAAACCTTCGGTTCGTTGCTGATCGACTGCAGGTCAGGGTCAATCGTAAAGCTCAGAGTCGTGGCCGTAGGCTTGGCGACTTTGTTGCCCGTGATGTTTGCGACACCTTCCGAGACAGTGAACATATAGTTCGACTGCGTGGTGTCTTTGCCCAGGGCTGTGACCCTGTTACCGCGCACGATATAAGAACCGTTTGCGTCATAGTCGTAACGGGCGACAAGGCGTTTCACGCTGTCGAGTTCTGGCGGATCAAATGCCTGAACTAGCGCGCCGTTCAGAATGTCATAAACGCCGTAAAACTCGCCGGTCGAGCCATCACCTGACCAGCCCCAGGAAACGGTCCGCTTTGTGCGGCCTGCGCCTGGCTCCTGATAGTTGCGCGTTCCTTGTGCAGGATCACGCAATGCAGCGTTTTCAAGCTCGGTGACAGTCTGGGTCACTACGCGGATGCCGATTTGCAGGCCTCCGGTCGTAGGGATCTGGAAAGTTGACTCTGCGACTTCACGAACTGCGCCCAGGACATAAATCGCCCCGGCGTCCATAGTGACATCACCAGTCGCAGAATCGATGATCGCGGCGCCGCCGCGAACGATTGAGCCATCTTGGAAAATGGCATTAGCAATTTTTGTGATGCGATCCGAAAGGATCGACTGACTTTCGTTTAGCTCTGCAGATTGCAGACCTTTGCTTGCACGAAACAGCAGCTCATCATATTGATCAGCTGCTGAGAATCGGTTGTAGTAACCCTGAAGGCTCATGATGTTTTTCCTTTAGAACGTGAGGACAAACTCAAACGTTTCCCGAGTTGCCGGGGTCCGAATGATGCTTGAGACGTGCTCGATCAGATAAAGGGTGCCCGAGCTGGTCACCTCCGATGCAGCATCAAAGAACATTTGGCCGCTTGGCAAACTTGCCCCGGTCACAACGTCTAAAAAGATGCCTGTTTCTCTGATGGTTGCAGTTGATGCGTCGACGAAATCGAGCGTGAATTTGCAATAGAGCAGGTTCGTCTCTGATGCGCTCACGTCATATCTGCCGCTGGGCAAACTGATTGCGCCTTGCGCTGCTGTCGAAACAAAATCGACCTGAGCGGCTTTGCGGTATCCGATCGCGTCATAAAGAGCCGTGCTCCCTATGTTTTCAGGATCGACGCCGTTCTGATCCCAGACCGTTTGGCCAGCGCCAATGCCTAGAAAAATTTCGCGGGCTTTAACAGAGGCTGCCAGACCGGCCCGCCCTGTCGTTACAAGTGTCGCCAAGGGCTCACCTCCATGGTTGTTTGC